AGGCTAAACGCCTAAAGGCGATTGAATACTACAGTCACATAGCACGTGCAATGATGTTATGCCAATCTGCACTACATTCACTGGATGATGTAAGCGACAATATGTTTCACAAGCACGAAATTAAACGTACAATTAACCAGTTCATTAATGGGGTTGAAAGATTTGCCACTACATTTGTAGAGAATAACAACGAGACAATGGCTCAGACTTACTCGGATATTATCAAACAGATTGACGAATTTAAAGAAAACATTAAAGTACAGATACAATGACACCGAAAGAAAAAGCAAAAGAGTTGGTTGAGAAAATTATGTTAAAAATGCCACCTGAAATAATACCAACTGAATTTGGTTGTGATATTAAATTAAAAGGCTATACTAAAAATGCAATACAGTGCACATTAATTGCAGTTGATGAGGTTATAAATTATTTAGAAGTAGATGGTTTTTCAACTCAAATTAATTATTGGCGAGAAGTTAAACAAGACCTAGAAAAATTATGACACCGAAAGAGAAAGCACACGAGTTATTTGATAAATTTAAATTAGACCCTATTAAACCATTATGTATAATGCATTATGAACATAGTAAACAATGCGCCTTAATTGCAGTTGATGAATGCCTAAAAACGTGTGTTGAATCAATGATTTATTATTGGCAAGAAGTTAAAGAAGAAATAGAAAAATTATGATTTCAAGAAATAACAAGAACAGGCAACGATGGATGATAGCAATGCAGTTTGATATCGACCGATGGAAGTTTAGAGAGAACAGAAAAGGAGTAATTAACGTAGGCAGAATGATTAGAAAAGCCTTTTATAACAAATACGATGACAACAATTAAAGAACAAATAGAAGTTTGTACTTTTTATAATACAAGTGATGACCAGTATAACCTAGTGCCAAATCGGTTGATTACTGAAGATGAATACAACCTATTTTGCAAGATGCTAAAAGAAATAATTAAAAAAAAGTATGGAAATTAAACAACAAATTGAAGAGCTAAAATCATTCTTAACAGGTGATTTGTTTGCCGATGGTGATATACTTCAAAAGATTTATGAGTTGAAGAAACAACTTAATCCCGAAATAGTGGATAATCCCGAAGCGGATGATGATGACCTTGAGGAATGCTTATATTGTGGTTCATGACTGCTAGTGGACGTAATTATCAATAGTAACATACACAAATCAAACAGTAATAATTTAAAATTTAGTAAGATGGTAACAAGATTAGAATATGAAAAAGCATTAAAAACTATAATGATTTATAGAAGTCAGTTAGTTGAAGAATTAAATTCAATAGATTCTAAATTATTAGATGAAGAAAATTTAGAAAAACTTTACTTGAGTGGAGTTATATCTGTTAGATTCAGAAATTACGTGTGTAAAGAATTAAGTTTATTTCTTGAAGATTTAAATCCTAAAGATTATTTAAGTTATACTTTGAAAGATTTATTTAGAATTGAAAAAAAGCAAGTTTTAAGATTTAGAAATTCAGGTAAAAAAAATATGTTAGAATTTGAAGAACTAAAAGAAAAATATTTAACTAAATCATAGTATGAAAAAGTGTTTTAGATGCAAGCGAAATTTACCCTTGTTTTTGTTTTTAAAAGACGATTCCAAATACCAAGTAAAAGCCGAAAAAGGCAAAACAAAAGTATGCAGATTGTGTAATATAAAGCGAAGTTTAAAAACAAATAGTATCTTTGCAAGGGTAGATGGGAAGTTTATAACAATAGAAAAAAGTAAATTTGAAATAATAAAACACTTTTTAAAATGAAAATTAAAGTTAGTACAAGGGTAGTATTCATCTTCAAGGATCACGTTGTTAAAGTACCCATCAGTTTACGTGGCTACTTACAATGTTTACAAGAACGCGACCTTTGGGATAAGTACAAAGATTTAAACTTATTAGGGGAACTTTACAGTTACAAACGTGGAATAATCAGAATGAAACGTTACGACCCTATTAAGGCAGTTGACCACTACGACATAGCAATTGTAAAAGAAGCTATTAAAGAGCTTGACATTGATATGTGCGACCTTTACAACAAAGCAAACTGGGGACAACTAAACGGTAAAAGATACCTAATCGATTACGGAATAAATGAAGAAATATCAAAAATGTATAATTTATGAAATTAAGATGTATAGAAAAACACTTTGCTAATTTTACCTATGGTAAAGTCTACGAAGTTATCGGACAAACAAAGAGTTATATTTGGGTGATAAACGACAAAGGGCAAGACCATCAATTTGACACTTTCGAAAACTACTTTGAAGTAGTTACAGATAACGCACCAAGTTATTACAACAATGAGAAAGGCAGCTTGTATAAGTTTGCAGAAGACCACGGACTAAACTCATACGAATTTGACTTGGTTAAACGTCTGGTGAGATGCAGAAAAAAAGGTAACTTTGTGCAGGACCTTGAGAAAACAAAATTTTTAATTGATTTATATTTAAAAGAATGGAAAGAGAAATAATAAATTGGGCAAAGGCTCGGAAATTAGACAGTCCTGACAATAAGTTTCAACAACTTGCAAAGGTTATGGAGGAAGTTGGAGAATTATCTTCTGCAATACTAAAGCGAGATATTTCCGAAACGATTGACGCCCTTGGAGATACTTACATCACACTTGTAATATTAGCAAATCAAATGGGCTACTCATTAGAAGATTGTGCAAAGAGAGCCTTCAAAGTTATTGAGTACCGAAAAGGTAAAACCGAAAACGGTACATTCATTAAAGAATAATTTGTATGAAAGACTTAGAAAACGATAGTGTTGGTATGTGATTAAAGTGTTACAATGGCTAATGGACAAGTACCATAAATCTAAGTGCCTAAAATTTAGCATATCACGATACGGTCGTAACACGCCAACATTTTGTTTTTTTAAACCCTTACATCAATTGGTGTAGGGGTTTTTTCGTTATCTTTAACCCCATGAATCTAACAGAAATTGCAAAGTATCACGATGAATGGGTACGAATAGTAAAAAGATTTGGAGCTAAGACCGAAGCAGAAGACATAGTACAGGATATGTATCTAAGGTTTCATAAGTACGGCAAAGGTCAGGTAGTAACCAAATCATTCATTTGGATTATGCTGCGTAACTCTTTTTATGACTCATGCAAGCGTAATGTTTCAATGGTCGATATTGACCTTCTGGTTGACCTATCAGAGGACGAAAACAACAAAACATACGAAATAGAGTTATATTACCAAAGCGTTGAAGATGAAATAAAAACATGGGAGTGGTTCGACCAACAACTATTTTTATTATATTTACGAAGCGGTAAGTCAATGCGAGAATTAGAAAAGGAAACTAAAATAAGTTTGACCTCTATTTTTCACACTATTAAAAAATGTAAAAGAAAATTAAAGATATGGCAAAAAGAGTATCAAAAGGATTTGGAGATACAGTAGCTAAATTCACCGAAGCAACAGGGATTGACAAAGCAGTTAAATTCATTGCAGGTAAAGATTGTGGCTGCGATAAACGTAAAGAAGTATTAAATAAACTATTTCCTTATAAAACACCTGAATGCTTAACAGAACCTGAATATAAATCATTGGAAGAACTACTTCCTCAAATCTCTGTTAAGATTAAACCATCACAACAAATTGAGTTCTTAAAGGTTTACAATAGAGTCTTCAAAACAAACGAACGACCAACTTCATGTGCTTCGTGTTTAAACGATATGTTACGCAAAGTTAGAATAGTTTTTAATGAGTATAACAAAGAGTCTTTTCCAGAAGGGCAAGGAGGTTTTTTAGGGTAATTGAATAAACAATACAAAATCATATGGCAGGACCAGGAGGAGCGAGACCAGGAGCAGGTCGTAAACCAAAAGATGAGGAGAACAGAATCAGAGACTTAATGATTCCCTATTCGCTTGATGCAATACAATGTTTGGCTAATATAGTAGTTAGTGATAAGTCAAAAGATGCTGATAAAATTAGTGCCTCAAAGATTATCATTGAATACTCATATGGTAAACCAAAAGAAAGAGTTGAATCGGATATTAACATCAACACAACAACACTAAAGGAACTGATTAGTTTTGGTAGTACTGAATCCGAAATATAAAGCCTTTGCAAATGATAGTAGATATTTCATTGTTACAGGTGGTAGGGGTAGTGGTAAGTCATATTCTATTAATCTACTATTACTACTCCTTACATACGAAAGCAACCATGTTATCTTATTTACACGTTATACCCTTACTTCTGCTCACATCAGTATTATACCTGAATTTATTGATAAGATTGATATACTAGACAAACACAAAGACTTTCATATTACTAAGGATGAAATAATTAATCTAAGGACAGGAAGTAAGATATTATTTAAGGGTATTAAAACATCGAGCGGAACCCAAACAGCAAATTTAAAATCACTGGCTGGGGTCACTTGTTGGATTTTAGATGAAGCCGAGGAGTTAACCGATGAAGATGTATTTGACAAAATAGATTATTCTATTCGACATAAAGAAAAACAAAACAGGGTAATATTAATACTTAACCCTGCGACCAAAGAACATTTTATTTATCAAAAGTTCTTTGAGAGTAGAGGAGTTGAAGCCGGAGTAAACACGGTTAAAGGTGACACAACGTATATTCATACAACGTATAAGGATAATATATCAAATCTGTCTGAAAGTTTCTTAAATCAAATAAAAACGATAAAAGAACGTAGGCCTGACAAGTATAAACACACAATACTCGGAGGATGGTTAGAGAAAGCAGAAGGAGTTATCTTTACCAATTGGAGGATTGGAGAGTACAATAAAGATAATGGTTCGGTATTTGGTCAGGATTACGGGTTTAGTAATGACCCAAGTACGTTAGTTGAAACGTCAATTGATAAGACTAACAAGATTATTTATGTTAGGCTTCATATTTATCAAACAGGGTTAACCACATCACAATTAGCACAACTTAACAGACAATTTGCAGGACGTGACTTAATAGTAGCGGATAATGCAGAACCACGTTTGATTAACGAA